GGTGGTGGCGCGGGCCACCAGCCCGGCCCCGCCCAGCCCCGTGGTCCAAGCCGCCGGGATGTCGGTGCCATAGAGCACCGCGCCGGTGAGCACGCGGCCGAATGCCTCCACGATCGCCGGGCGCACCTGGCCCCAGATGTCGTAGTCGGCGTCGTCCAGCACCGCCTCGGGGATGGGGACGATGACCGCGACCTCTTCGGCCACCAGGTCCACGCCGTCCCAGGTGACGTCGGTGGTGATCTTCAGGCCGGTGTCGCCCGAGACGAAGCCCGCGGCGGCCAGGCCGGTCATGACCGGGATGCTGCGCGTCTTGGTGGACATGTCCGGCAGCCGCCGGGCGAGCTGCAGCAGCCAGAAGCTGTCGGTCAGGTCGGTCAGGATCTCCCGCGAGGTCTCGTCGGGGATCAGCGCGTCCGCGTCGGTGCGGCTGATGTACTCATTGTAGGCCATCGATCCTCACGTCCTCTCTGCCGTCTGGAGGGGCCGCGTTACCACGCGGCCCGCCGTTCATCGTCGTTGTGGTTCAGCGTCGTCCCATGGCCGATCGGATCTTCTGGTTGATCGTCTCCGGCGTTGTCGTTGCCGCCGGCCGCCCGCCGGTGCCCACGTCGCCGGGTTTGCGCCCGGTGGACTGGGCGTGGTCGGCGAGTACGCGCTTGAGCGTGTCCTCCCAGTCCTCGGGCTCGGCCGCGGCCAGCTGCCCGTCCAGGTAGCTGCGCCAGGCCTTGTCGAGTCCGCCGGCGTGCTCGTTCAGGAACTCGCCGCGGGCGATGCGCCCCTCGAGCGCCGCCGTCTCGGCCCGTGCCTGGTCGCGCTCGGCCTCGGCACTCTTCTTCGCCTCGATGGCGCGCTCGGTCTCGTCCAGGGCGGCGAGCCGCGCGGCCTCCTCGGCCTCGGCCTTGGCCCGGTTCACGCCCTCGTTGACGGCCTTCTCGATCTCGGCCTTGCGCTGCATGTCGTCGCGATCGCGCTCCTTCTGCAGCAGCGTTTTGACGTCGGCCGCGCTCATGCCGTCGCGGATGGTCAGGTCTGGTCCGCCCGGCTGCTGTGTGCCCTGTGTCTGGTCGCCCTGTGTCGCCTGCTGCTCGCCCATGATCTACGCCCTCCTGGCGTCCGCCCTGGTCTCTCGCCCTCGTCTGTCGTTTGCCGTTCGTCGTGTCGTTGGAGGGGCCGGCTTACCAGCCGGCCCGCCGTTGCCGTCCGCCGTGTCGTTGATCGAACGACCGGGCCGGGTAGTAACCCGGCCCCTCCAACGACCGGGCTACGCCGCCCCCGCTCTCGCGTACCGCTCGATGTATGGCCGCTTGACGTGCGTGCAGTTCGGATGCCACAGCCCGGCCGACCGCCCCTGGTCCACGGACGGGTACTTCTCGCTGCTCCCCGAGATCGAGTAGATGTAGCCCAGCGATGCGATCGCCGAAATGCACTCCTCGCAGGAGCCGGCGTGGTCGCTGATGGTGATCAGGTCCTCGCCCAGTTCGGCCATGCGGTTGGTGAGGCCCTGGTCGGTGGCCTCGCGCGAGGTCGTCCGCGCCACCATCTCCGCGTAGGTGCTCAGGTTCCAGCGCGCGCCGCGCACGTCCACGAAGGCGGTGATGCCCTGCTCCTGCAGTTGCGCGACCATGCTCTTCATGGCGTCGCGGGCGGTCTCGCCCAGGATGGTGCTGCGCTGCAGGTTGGCGAGGCCGGCCTGGCGGAACATGTCGTCGATGCGCCGGCCGACGGTGGCGCGGGCCTCGCCCAGGGCGGTGCTCAGGTTCTCGCCCAGGATGGCGATGGAGGTCTCGTGCAGGGCGCTCATCGCCGCCGGCGGCGCGGTCCCGGTGGCCGCGGCCACGTCGCCGATGGCCTCGGTGTAGAGCGGGCGCAGGTGCATCTGGCTCCAGTCGTCCTCGACCTCGCCCAGCTCGTTCAGGACCGCGCGGATCTTCTGCTGTTGGGCGATGATCCGTGCGCGCTCCCACTCGGTGAGCTGCGCGTTGACCACGGCGTCGAGGATCTCGACCTCACCCCGGCGGTAGGCGCCGCCGAGCTGTGCCGCAATCGCCCTGATCTGTTCTGGTCCGTAGCCCATGTCGTTGCCCTGTCTACGGCTACTCCGTCGTCGTATTCACGCCCGTGCTCGCCGTCTGCGTCGGGCTCACCGGCTCGAAGTCCGCGCCCAGGCCGACGCGGCCGGGGTTGGGTGCGGCGGGCTTCTCGCTCGTGATGGCGTCGATCTCGAGCGCGACCTCGTCATCGGAGAGTTCCGGTTGCGCCATGCGCACGGCGTGCTCGAGCGACATGATGCCCATGGTGAGGGCGGCGCCGGCGATCTCGACCGACTCCATGGCGTCGTTGGGCAGCCCGTCGTTCCACTCGAGGGTGACGTCCTCGGGCTCCATCTCCGGCGGGCGCAGCGCCAGGTCCGGTGCCGCCGGCGAGTTCGCCAGCTTGCTCGCCACCGAGACCGCGGTGCGGATGGCGCGGTCGTAGATGCGCTGGCGCATGCGCACGCTGCTGGCGGTGCGGTGCTGGCGCAGCTTCAGCGCGCGGCCCGACTCGGCGCTGCCCTCGCCCAGGCCGAAGCTCTCGGGGGACAGGCCGGCCACGAACAGCATCTGGGTCATGAGCCGGTTGATGGAGGTTTCGGCGTGTTCCAGGTTGGCGTCCCAGGTGATGTAGCCCGGGACCTGCTCGTTGTTGGAGACGCTGAAGTAGCGGTAGCGCGGGTCGAGCTTCTGCTCCTCGGTGAGGAACGCCGGCGGGCCGTACATCCACGGGTCGGAGTGTTTGTCCTGGATCCCGCCGGCCTGGGTGACGCGGTTGTTGAGTTCGCCCTGCAGGTCTTCGACGTCGGCGTAATCGGAGCGGCCCCAGACGCCCGACTCGTCCGAGCCGCCCATGGCGATGGGGACGATGAGCAGCTCGTCGACGCCGGTGTCCTGGCCGTCGTCCTCGTCGAGGGTGGCGGCCAGTGCCGCCAGCTCAGGGAGCGTATCCAGGGGGACGCGGTCGGTGTCGGGGCGGTAGCGGTAGCCGCCGCCGGAGGGACTGGCCTTGACGCGGTGCAGCGTGTAGTCGATGCGCCCGCGGGTGTGGATCTCCTGGAACAGCAGCGTCTCTTTCGGCTTCTGCGGGTTGGGGCGGGTGTAGGCGATGGTGATGCTGGTGATGGTCTCGACGTCGCCGTCGGCGGTGGTGACGAACATGAGCGCCGAGGACACCGGGGAGATCAGCACATCCTGGCGCTTGCTGTCGTAGCGGATCTTCAGGCCGCCGTCGCCGCGGTAGGAGACGCCGCGCCCCATCTCGACGAACATGGTGTCGCACGTCGAGATCTCGCTCAGGTGCTCGATCCACGCCTGCGCCGTGTCGTTTGCTGTTGGAGGGGCCGGGTTACTACCCGGCCCGCCGTTGCCGTTGTCGTCCGCCGTCGCCATTGGAACGACCGGGCCGCGTGGTAACGCGGCCCCTCCAACGACCGCGCCGTCGCCGCCCGCCGTTACCGCCGCCCGCACCTTCACGGTCTCCCCGAACAGCCGGTCGACCACCAAGTCGGTGATCTCGGCGCAGACGTTGACCGCGATGTATTCGCGGTCGGTGTCGTAGTTGTATTTCCCCTCGGTGACGTAGACCCGCTTATGGTCGCCCTCGTGCAGGCGGCGGTAGCGGGTGTAGGCGCGCAGGCGGGCGAGATCGCCCGGCGGCGGCCACGCCACCGAGCCCGGGCCCAGGCTGCTGGTCAGCTCCACGGTCCTGGTTGTCCCGCCGTCGTAGGCCATGTGGCTCGCTCCGCTTCGCTCTCGATCGTCGTATCCGTTCGGAGGGCGCCTCTTTAGAGGCGCCGCCGTTCTCTGTTCATGGCACGACCGGCGGGTCTAAAGACCCGCCCTCCGAACGACGCTCACATACCCCTCGGCTTCGGCCCGAACCTGCGGTCCATGACGGTCTCGTCGACGACCGCCTCGAGCGAGTAGCCCCGCGCGTAGATGCGGTCGTCGGTGCCGGAGCTCGGGTGCTCGAAGCGCGGCTGCGCGCGCGTGGTATCGACGGTGAACTCTTCCAGCTCGTGGCGCAGGCCCGCCGACTGCGGTGAGCAGTGGTGGCGGCCTTCGCGGGTGAGCTGGTGCAGCCGGTTGAACATGACCCTCTGCCTGGCCGACGTCGGCGTGACCAGGTCGGCGCCATGCTCCTCGGCGATGTCGCTCGACTGGTAGCTCTCGTAGGCCCGCGCGGTCACTCTGCGGCCGATGGTGGTCTCGATGGCGTCGCAGGCCTCATCGATCTCCGCCTGGCTCCCGTTGGGGCAGTCGATGCTGGCGATCTCCCAGTGGTGCGGCTCCCCGTAGTCGCCAACACCATGCCTGCGCACGTCATCACGCAGCGTCCAGCCGACCCTGGGATGAGGTCGGCCCGCGCCGTTGCCGTCGCCGTTGCCGTCGCCGTCGCCGTTCCCCCCCTGCCCCTTGCCCCATGCCCCATGCCCCAGGCACTTGAGTGTCGCAGACACACAAGTGCCTTCGCGCTGCGCGTAGGGCATGGCGCGGTCGAGGCCGATGCCCACGGCCCAGGCCTTCCACCCCATGCGTTCGGTGAGGGCCTGCCAATCCTCGCGCGATGCCGTACGGAGGGGCGCGCTTCCTTGCGCGCCCTGCCGTTCCGCCTTGCGATCGTGCACCCGCACCGCCGCCAGCGGGTAGTCCACCGCGAACAGGCTGTCGATCAGCTCGGGGGCGAGGAACGCCTGGGCGCCGCCGCCCCAGAGGTTCAAGTGATATTTGCTGAACTCCCACGGCGCCATGTTAAGCTCGGCGTCGGCGAGGAACTCGGGGGTGACCCAGGGGGCGCGGTTGGCGACGAGCGCGTCCTCGTCGCCCCAGTAGTCGAACCAGATGCGCGGGTTATCGCCGCCCTGGTTGGTGGCGGAGCGGTAGAGGCGCCAGAGGGCGCCCTCGCGGTGGCCGGCCTGGGAGGCGATGATGATCTGCGCGGAGGTGGCCTCGGTCTGCGAGGCGAGCAGGGCGAAGGCTTCCTCGCTGTATGCCGCCTGCAGCTCCTCGATGACCGCGGTGCCGTTGATGCCGCGGCCCTGGATGGTGCGCACGTTGGGGACCATGGCGCGCACTTCGTTGCCCATGGAGGGGATGGCGATGGTGGTGACCTCGGGGCGTTTCTGCAGGCGCCCGTCCAGGCACATGGTGCCGTAGTAGGCCAGCCCCTGCAGGCCCGGGGAGTAGTCGAAGACGTCGGCGACGTAGTCGAAGGTGACCGACCGCGCCTGGTCCTGGGAGTTGGCGACGACGCCCGAGGTGCGGCGGGTGAACAGCGCCACGGAGTGCGCGCACAGGATGGCGGCGTCGATGGACTTGTTGTTGCGCTTGGGGCGCGAGGCCACGGCGGTCTTGTGGATGGGCCGGCCGAGGCCTTGCGGGTGGGGCTCGCGGCGGGAGGCTTCGCGCAGGAAGTCACGCTGTCCGGGGTAGAGTTCGATGGGGCCGATGGAGCCGTCGGGTTTCTGGATCCAGACGACGTCGGAGGCCCAGGCGGCGGCGTCGTTGCGCCAGTGCGGGAGTCGTTCCCGCATCTGGCTTGGGCTCAGTGCGCCCCTGGTCCGCTCCGCCACCGCCATGCCGTTGCCGCCGTGTCGTTGGAGAGGCCGGCCCCCGCGCCGGCCTGTGCCGTGCGCCGTCCGTACGCGAACCGTCCCCGGCATTGTCCACCGGGGACGCTCCGAGCACCACTCCAAACACCCTCCATTTACCCTCCATTTACCCTCCATTTACCGTCCACTCTGCCGTGTCGTTCGTGGCACGGGCAGTCCTGCCCGTGCGCCGTTGCCGTGTCGTCCGGAGCGGCCGGGCTTCAGACCGGCCTGCCGTTGCAGTTGCGCCCGCTTCCTGCAGGTCGCGTTGCAGTGGACCTTGTCCGCACGTCCGTCGAGAATGAGCTTCCCGCATCCCCGGCATGTCCTCACCAGTCGCTCGATCTCCGCCCGTATCTCCGGCTCGATCTCCGCCATCCGATCCGCCACCATATACTCGACGAGCTCGTCCCGCGTCACGTCGATCACCTCCGAACGGCGGGCCGGGTAGTAACCCGGCCCCTCCAACGGCTACGCCGTCCCGTCGTTCCCGTCGCCCCCGTCGTCGCTGTGGTCCTCGCCGCTGCCGTTGCGCAGGCAGGCGGCGATCTGGTCGATCTCGATCTGCATCCAGGTGGCGAGGGCGCGGGCGTTGTAGGCGGAGGGCAGGCCGCGGCCGGACTCGTAGCGTTGCCATGACGTGAGCGGGATGCCCGAGGCTTCGGCGGCGTCCTCCTGGGTGAACAGGCGTTTGCGCCGGGCCCGCGCCATCATCTCTGCGAGTGTTGGTGCCATGGTCTCCCTCCGCCGTCTGCCGTGTCGTCGGCCGCGTGTCGTTGTAGGGCGGGGGCTTGTACCCCGCGTGGAGTTTGCGGAGCAAACTCCTTAAGGAGCGCTCCGCGCTCCACCGGCCGTTCAGCCCTCGCCGTCCCCGAGCGCCATCGCGATCGCCGTGACCGCCCGCTCCTCGGCGATGCGGTATTGCGCGCGCAGCACCTCTGCGGTCTCCGCGCCGAGCCGGCCGACGGCCTGCTCGAAGACCACGCCCATGTCGGCGAGGCGCACGTGCAGCAGCTCGTGCCGGACCGTGTAGCGCACCTGCTCGTCGTCGCGCTTGCAGGCGATCTCGACGTTGACGCGCGGCTGGTTATAGCAGAAGTCGCCGACTGCGCCGTAGTTCCCGCTGGGCAGCTTGGGCATGGGGGCGGTCCAGACGTTGAGGCCCCACTCCTCCAGGCACAGGCGCACCTGCTGTTTCTCGACGTAGCGATAGACCGCCCGCGCCCTCATGGTCCCATGCGCCCCTCGAACTCCTGCGGTCGCAGCCCGCCCGCGATCCCGCCGTCGAACGTCCCTGCCGGCCCGCTGCCGTC